GAGTGTGCGCGGCACTGCGACGTCGAAGTCACCAACAAACTCGAAAACGCCAACGGCTGGGCCATTGTCTGTGACTGCTACGCTTTCATCTGGCTGGACTCCTGGCCTGAAGCGCACAACGACGGAACCTTCGGCACCCTGGTCCATGAACTGGTGCACGTCACACGGGGGTTTCTCAAGCACGTCGGCTGCAAAGACGAAGAAGCGCACGCCAACCTGACCCAGTTTCTCTACGCCGAAGCGCACAAGAAATTGGACAAATAATTTATGACAACCACCAAAACCAAACCCAAGCGGAAATCCCGCAAAACCAAATCAACCTATCCGATCCAGCCCGAAGAGTCGGCTTTCTATGCGAGAGCCTTGACCGTTGGCGGGCGTTTCATCCTGGCCGGAGTGCTCCTGCGCGCCGCCATCAGTGTCCTCGTGCGGGGCAAGGCCTTGGTCTAGCGCCGTGTCGGGTTCGCTCATCATCCTGACCGGCCTGATCTATGCCTATGTCTCCCTGGAACAGGGGGTCAAGGGCAACGCGAGCATGTGCATGGCCTACGCTGGCTATGCCTTCAGCAACATCGGGCTCTATTTTCTTGCGACCAGATGAGCGCAACCATGGGAGCATTTATCTGCGGAGTCACTATCGGCATAGTCCTTACGGTCGCTGTTCGTTTCGTGTGGAGCGAGTTCCGCCGCGAGTACGAAGAGCGCGTGGAGCGCCGCGCCCGTGTCCTGGCCTCCACCAAGTTTGCCAAGTTCGCCGGTATTGAGTGATCAACCTTCGTGAAAAGTTATCTGAAACCTTCGGTCCAGAACTTATGTTCCTGGACGATCAAGACTTTGATGCGGCCATTCTCGGGGTCGCCAAGAAAACCGACGGCAACGACGTTGTCGTCTACGATACTGTTCGAGTTATTCAAGTCCTCGAACGCGACATGTCCTACGAAGAAGCGGTCGAGTATTTCGACTTCAACATCTCCTGCGCCTATCTCGGGCCGCGCACACCTATCTACCTAAGCAGTTACACGATATGAAGATCCTGGACAACGGCATCGCGGTCATCGAGGGCGACACCCACATCTCCAAATGGGTCGAGGAGGAGCGCCGCCTGGACCATGACGTTTACTCGATCGGCCTGATCCTGCCGCACATCAAAGCGGGCGACTGGGTCGTGGATGCCGGGGCCTTCATCGGCGACCACACGATCGCCTATCTCAAGGCTGTGGGCCCGCAAGGCAAGGTCTTTGCCTTCGAACCCAACCCCGCCGCCTACTCCTGTCTCTGCCACAACTGCCCGCAGGCCGTGACCTTCAACGCTGGGCTCTCCGATCATGACTTCCTGGCCGACTACCACTTCGATGCCAACGCCGGAGCAAGCCGAATCGGCAGCGGAATCGGCTCAGTCCCCCTCTCGACCCTTGATTCCCTGAACCTCCGGCGACTGGACTTCTTCAAACTCGACATTGAAGGCTGCGAATACGAAGCCCTGGTCGGAGCGCACCAGACCATCTCGCAGCACAAGCCGGTCCTCTGGGTCGAGGTCAACGAGAGCGCCCTGGCCGGTCGTAAAAAAACCCCGGCCGACCTTCACTGGCTCATCGAAAAAGAATTCGGCTACGACGTCACCTGCTACCCGGAAGACCGTGGTCCTCAATACGACATCCTATGTATCCCGTCACAGACTTAGTCCTTCGCTCCTATCGCGGCGATTTCGGATGGCTCGCCTATGCCCTGCGCTCCCTGCACCGCCATGCCAAGGGGCTCCGCAACTACCATGTTATTGTGCCTGCGGGTGACAGTCACCTGTTGGCCCACCTGACCGCCGAGCAAGTCCACGAGTGCCCGATCTACGGCGACGACTACCTGGGTCAGCAAATCAGCAAGCTCATGGCCGACGTCTACTCCGACGCCGAATACATTTTGCATTGGGACTCGGACACCGTGCTGACTAAACCCATGTCGCCGCTTTCGCTTATGGTCGATGGCAAACCGATCGTCTACTACGAGCCCTACGAAAAGGTGGGACGCGAGCCCTGGCAGCCCATCGTGACCGAAGTGCTGGGCTGGGAGCCCCAGTATGAGTTCATGCGGCGGCACCCGTTTATGTATCCGCGCTGGCTGCACGTCGAGGTGCGGCTCTTTCTCGAAGAGCGGCACAGCATGTCGCTCGAACAATACATCACCAACCGGCCCTACCGCAGCTTCTCCGAGTTCAATGTCCTGGGCGCTTACGCCTACGAGAAACACCGCGACAAGTTCGCCTGGATGGACCCGCACAACGGTCAGGTCTTCGTCCGCCAGTTCCGGTCCTGGGACGGCCTGGAGAACCACGAACATGAACTTCGCACTTTGGTGCCGGAAACAATTTAGCAGGAGCGGGATGGGACTTAACGCGAGACCGACGCTCATGCGAGGGACACAGCCGAGGCCCTTCGTCTGTGTTCCGCACTTTTTATGATCCACGAATTCAAAAACCCTGTGCCGGTCAAAACCGACATCGGTTACGGCTGGCTTATGTATGTGCGCGACGGCGGCACGTTCGCCAATGACGTCTTTGCCGTGGTGCTAGAGAAGGACGGAGTGATCCGCCACTTCCGCAGCGAACAGTTCTGCGTCCTGCAAAACCCGACCTTCGACATCCAAAACGCCGAGTGAACCCCTGGTCCCCTGCACCAACAGCCCTGGTCCTGCTGCTCACAGCCTGCACCAACCCCAACTGGAAACACACCGCCCCGCACAACTTTCCCCCGGTCCACGAGTGGAATGCGCCCTTGGAAACTTCGTGGATCAACATTGTAGATACGTGGCGAAAAATGACGGCTCCGCCGGGAAAAATTTACGATCCGCTCATGCGGACTTACCAGCCCGACTTCGGGCAACTACTGCGAGAGGAGGTGAAACAACATGGGCAAAAGCAAAATGACGCCGAAACCGGCCAAGCCAGCTTCGATCAAGAAGCGCCGCTAAGGTAGAACGGGGGCCGCAAGGCCCCCTTCTCACTTCTTCCAGCAGTGATCGGGAAAATCCTCCCGCATCTCCGCTGTCACACCCTTGTCCAGGGTTTCCTTGGGCACCCACACTTGAGCACGATTCACACAACCACACACCTGGCAGTTCTTGAGTTGTCCGTCGTGAGGCGTCGACCGGTCGTTGACGACGTCGAAGATCATCCCAGCCACGTTGGCACAGCCGAAACACCCGACCGCGTCCACATTGTAGGGACACGCCGCGCAAATCGCCGCGCGCCGGTCGGCCTCCTCCGGCTCGACCAAAGCAGGGGTATGGAAGACCCAGTGCTTCAAGACTTTGAGGAAATTGACCACGTCCATTGTGCCCAACTGTCGTTTTTCGACAGTCGGCGGCGCTTCCTCCCGGCAGATCGCCTCGGGCCAGTTCTGTTGCCGACAAATCTCCTGGCCGAGCGCCTCCTCGAAATCCCTTTCGATATGAATCCCGTTCGCTATACGAAAACGGCGGACGCGCCGCAGAAGTTCCTGCCATGTCGGCGCTTTAATTTCGGTTCCCGTGGGGAGTTGGGTGTAAACCCACCCCCCATGCGGGACCACATCCCTACGCATTAGCCTCAACATAATATGAAAATAATAACCAACCTAATCGAAGTATTTTACAACCTCGTGATTGTCGGGACACTGAACTTCGTCGGCATCCTACTGCTCTGCGGAGTCCCGTTCCTCCTCTTTGCGCTGGCGATCAAACTGCTTTACGCGCTGTAAGTGCTCCTGCAGCGCTTTGAGGCGAGCCCGTCCGTCGGGCACCAACCCACGAGCCGCGCCCTTCATCTGGACATCCGTCGGCATCCAGCGCTGGTAACGCCCAGCCAAGACTTCACGGACCACGTCCTTGGAAACCCCACGCCCGCCCGACCCCAATAAAATTTGAATCGCATCCTTGCGGGGGACGCCCATCAGTTGGGCGTCTTCAAACGCCTGAGATATCATTTCAAATTGCTCGCGATGCGCCCGCTCGGCGTTGTCGTAGGCCGGACCGATATCTTTCAGGTCCACCGTTCCTTGGCTTGAGAACACTCGCGAAAACAACTGCGTGGCGTCCGCCCTGGCCGCTATGTATTGTTTGACCTTGTCGTCAAGACTCATACGAAAGTCTTGTTCCGAAAGGCGTTGGCCCGCGAACATGCCCGTAACTTCGTTGCTTAAATCAAATGACCGGCCACTGGGCAGCACCGTGCCCTCGGCCGCCAGCATGATCCGGTTGCCCGAACCGACGAGCACCCCCGGACCCATGACGCGCCAAAGATGGCCAATCGAAGCCGTAGTTTTGTTGTATGCGGTATCTTGCTCGTTGTAAATCGGCCGCCCTTGCGCCGTCTGGTTGCGAGACAAATCCATAATAGCCCCGAAAAACAACTGTTCCGAAAACACCGGACGCAACACTTCGCGCAAAGCCGCTATTGACGCATCCGTCAGCGGCTCCTCGTTGCGCAACGCCCGGAAAAATGCCGTCGGTCCTTCCAACCGCATCTGAAACGGGTCTAAATAGCTTACATTAAAGTGTGAAGCTCTGCCGTCTTCTCTTGGACCATAAAATATCAAAGTCGCGTTTTGCTCGTACTCTGGTAGCCCCCGGCGATACGCGTCCTCGTCTTCCTCATCGTAGCCAAACATTGACTTAGTAATCGCCGCCAGCACCGGGAAAAACGCATAGGCCGCTCCCGCCCCGTAGATAGCTCGGTAGCCGTTTTGCCTCATTTGCCTATTCCCGGTCTCGTTGCCAACCCGAATGTCTTCACGCGCAATCGCAAGATTGTTGGCACTGGTGCGTATTACTTCACTCGTCCACGTGATGAACGGGGCCAGAAACGGAATCCGCCGGATCTCTTTGGTCAGCTCCGGCGAAAGGCTATACGTGGGGATTTTGTCGCGCACCCGGCGAGCCGCTTCGTCCGCCAGTTGCTCGGCGGACCACTTCGGATGTGCTTTACGCTGCTGAAATTTCTCCATTTCAAAAGCAAAGATTTTCCAAAAATCGTCAACGCCTTGGTAAACTTTCGCCAATGCGTTAAACGAAGTGCGAATGGCCCCCGTGCTTTTTCGTTTTGCTTTTTCAAAAGCCGTTTCAAAAGCCCTGGCCTCGTAAAGTTGTTTGAATCCGGCTTCGCCGACGCTTTCGTCGACCATCTCTTTCATCAGGCTGGACTCTACGTTGTCAGCCACTAATCCACGAGCAATAGCCTCCTGCACCGTCTGAGTCATCGCTTCATCGAGCCTGAGATTAGAGCTAGACAACGCCACTTTGGCGGCCTTCTTCATGGACTGCCACATCTGTCCCGGCGCAGTGGGCATAACGTAGCCCGCGTTAATCATTAGCAATATGTTACCCAAAAAGTTTCTTACATAGGATTGTGGCGGGTTGCCGATTGTCTTCATCGCCATGGTTTGAGCTGTGAAAAACGAGAAATACTTGGCCCAGCCGTCCAGGGTCTTACGGTCGCGGAACGAGCGCATAAAAGCTCCGACTTCCTCAGGCGCATAAACGTCGTCCAGCGGACTGACCGCGCTCGGGTTTACCTCGCCTTTTTTGTAGATCAGGTGGAATCCGGCCGGGCGCTCGCCCTTGGAGACGCCTTTTTTCCACATGTAGTTGTTCTCCAAGCCGATCCGAACCAGTTCTCGGGACGTGTCGGTCGCCGCGATGAACCCGGCCATCTTGCCGATCGTCTTGGTGAAGTTGGTCTCGGCGTCCTTGATCTCGCCCCACAGCTCTCGGATCTCCTTGGGGATCTGGCCGCGCACTTTGATGATGTCCAGCTTGCGCTCACCCGGCAGCTCGCCCGTGACGAAGAAGTTGTAGCTCTTGTCGTCGGCAACACTGAGATACTCGGTCAACAAATTGCTGGCCCGATCGGCGATCTTGTCGCGTTGACGTGAAGCCAAGCGTAACGCGTCGCGTTGGGAGATAGGAGCCCCGCTTTTTTGAGCCTCATCCCGCAACTCACGGGCAATCTCAGCCACCGCGTAACGATTAAACAGCCGCATTGCATCTGCCCGAATACGGAGATGCTCATCGGTCTGCGGATCGAACATAAATTTTTTCCACAGAGGATTGTCGTAAATAGTGTACGAACGGTGCAGATACACGCCCAGGTTGGTCTCGATCACCGCCTTGAGATTGGCCGGAATGTAGCCGCCCTCCATCAAGAACCGGCTCAGTTCGTCCACATAGTTGCGCATGTCGAGGACGTGTTTAGCCACGCCCGTATGGAATTGGTCGACACCGTCGTATTTGGGGTTGTATCCGGGGAGCTGAGCCAAAGCCTCGTTGCTCATCCGCCGGGCCTCCTTCACGTTGTCAGCGCGAAATTGTTCCTGGAGCTTAGCGCGGGCCTTAGCGTCCTTGGTCTTGTTGAGCTGTTTGACCTGATCGTCGGTGTAGGGGTTCTCTGTTGTACCCAACGCCGTATTGATTAACTCGGGCGGGACCGCCTCCTTGTTGGCCTTGCGGACTTTCTTCAACTCGCGCCCCAAGCTCTTGGTGATCGTCTCAACTTTGAACATGAGCGACTGGATCTTGGCCTGTTGCTTGGCGATGACCTCGCGCTCCAACGGAGTCGCACGTCCGGACGAAGTGATGCCGCCCACCTTGCGCTTGGTCTCGCTGTAACGTCCCCGCACCATGGCCTTGAGATTGTCCCAGAACCCGCCCTTGGGCCGCCCGTCCGGACTGGCCTGGCCCACGCGGACTCGCGCTGTCTGGGCCATGGACGGAAAGATCAGGGGCAACTCGGCCTGTTCGGACGGACGAGCCGGGAGCATCGCAGTGCCATCGACGGCTTTGCGCACCGTCGGCTTGGAGAACTTGCGGCCCCAGTTGGCCGCGCCAAAGACCCGCGATCCACTGGCCGTGATCGCTTTGATCAGAGCTTGAGGACTGCGGTAAGTCTGGCCCTCGAACGGCACAGCCTCCCGCGCCTTGAACATGCGGAAGACCGCGTTACGCGCGGCAATTTGTGGGTCCTTGGCCGTTGTCTCTACCCGAATGCCGTTGATCTTGACGCTGTAGCTGATCCGGTCGAGCGGTCCGACAGGACGGACTTCGCCATTGTCGTCCACGCCGAAGTCGGCTTCGGACATAAAAATGTTGTCGCTCTCCGCGTTAAACCGCTGACTCAGCGGGATGACGTTGCCTTGGGCGTCACGGGCGACGGGGTCCGCAGATTTAGCCTGACTAGAATCCTGAATAACAATTTCGTTCCCCGCCCTTAGAGTTGTGGCATTAGGGTTAAAACTGTCAGAGACAGCAACGTCTCCACTATTTATTGCGTCAACGTCAAATACATTTCCTGTGTTGAGCAACACTTTCACTACTCTCGATTGCCCGCCGCTTAAACGATTTGATTTTGCCCACTCTTGAGCGGCGTTTTCCGTTAAGAAGAAATAAATGCCAGGGCCTAAAGAACCTGTTTTGGAACGCTCAAATACTTCGAAATCCTTTTTAGTTCCGTGCCACGCTTCGACTGTATAACCCGCAGCCCTCGCCGCCTCATCCACCATCCGCTGCGCCGTCTCCATGTCGCCGCGCTCGACTGCTGCTAGGTAGTCGGCGTCCATTTGCGGAGTCACATCATCCTGTGGTGCCGTAAGTCCAGCCTCCGACTGGTAGATCGCGTCCAACGCCGCCTGGTCGCCCGCAGTCGCCGCGTCGATGGCTTCGCCCAACCGCGACTCCATTTCCAGCGCCTTGATCCCGCTCTCCAGGTTTTTGATGGCTTGAGAAAACACCGCGTTCTGCTGGCGGACAAGCAACAGGCGGGTCTGTAACTGGCGCAGCACGGCCTTCAAAGCCGCGATGACCTTGGCCACGATCGTCTTTGGAATTTCGCCGATGTCCTGCACCGACTCGCCGCTCTGGAGCCGTTCCGAAAGAATCGTGATGTATTCGACGGCAGCTAAAGTATACTTACTCGAAGACAGCGTTTGCCGAGACTGGGTAGCTACGTCTTTTTCTACAACTGTAGACTCATAAACAAATCCAGATCTTACAAAAGCATCTATAATATCTGTTGAAGAAACAGCAGTTCTAATAGCATCCAATTTCGGTATCGTAGATACAAACTCTGTTTTGTTTTTGAATTCCTGCAGAACAGACGCTTTGTCCTTGAGCGCAGGGCTCAACAATTTGCGGATAGTATCTATAGTTTGGTTTCCAAAATCGCGAAGTTGTGTCTCTGTTAAACCATAGCGCGGGTTCCGTGACGCATTCGTCGGTATAATAAGCAACCCATTAGTGCCGTTAACAATGCCTCTCAATTCAGCATCGCTCATTCCAGCCACGCCGATAAACTTCTGGATCGCCTGCTCACGCAGCTCCTCGCTGTTGAATGTGTAGTTGGCGTAGTAAGTCTCCGCGATCTCACGCAGTTGCTTCTTTGTTAAAGAAACCCCGATCTCATCCAGCGTAATACGACTTACTCCACGAAACAGACCCAGGTGCCGGTGCTCGTGGTTCAAAAGTTTTTTGAGATAGGCCAACGCCGCATCGGGATCGACGCCGTCAAGATCACGCGCCAAGTTCTCGGCGTTGATGAACACTGTGTTCGGTTCGCCCGGTGTCACGTACATCCGCGTGCTGGCCACGCGGGTGTCTTGTATATTGTTGATCCCTAAAAATTCCTGGGCCGCTTGTTCGATCAGTTCGATGGTCCGACGAATTGCATCCTGTGATACCTCGGTGCGCTCATCGTCGGGGTTGACCAAAGAGTCCGCCGACTGGACTGCGTCATCCGGCAAATCAGTGCGTAAGTCTTGAGTCTGCTCCTCCGCAAATCCCCTGATCCCCTGGCCCCCTAGTTCCTCCAACTCGGACATGGTCAAACCGCGCCTGCGGTTTGCGGGTATTTTGTTGAGAGCCCCTTGGGCTTGCAGTGTGTCGCGCGTCATGAGCATGCGCCGCGCGGGGTCAAACAACGCCTGTTCGGCCTCGGTCAGTTGCTCACCAAACTCCAATTTGCTGTTGATGCCAGCCACGGTCTTCTCGGCCTCGGCCACTGTCATGACGCGCTGCAGGCGATCCGTGCCCCGCTTATCCACGCGTTTGGTCTGCGCACCGACCCGGCCTCCGGGCGACCTGGTATCGGCAGCATCGCCCGTTGGATCAGGGGTCAAGTCAATCCAAGTGGTGTCGTCATCAGCGTTGACTCCGGCGTCAAGCGACAGTTTGAAGACCCCTTCGCGACGTTTGATCTTGTCAAAGAATTTGCGGAAAGATTGCTTGAGGGCCGTGGTGGCGTTAATCGACACATTTTTGTCGAGTGCCTCCCCGGCGATGATCATGGCGGCGTATTTGACCCGTCCGTCGTATTCGCCCGGCAGGTTGACTGTGGCTTCGGAAATCTCGCGTTGAATTCGGCGGAACTCTTCTTGCTTCTTCGGCTCGAAGTTGCGGACTCGCTCGACCAACGCATCGCCGCGACCTTCCTCGGGAATAGTGAAATTCTCTTCGAGTTTGGTCCTGACGTCTCCTGCGTAAGACTCCAGTTGCCCCGGCTTGGAGACGATGATGCCATCGCCCATCGTGCTGGCGGCAGCCGTGACCTTGCCGGTCTTGCGGTTAAAAGTAATGCCGTCGATCACACTGCCGCGCATCTCCTTGGGCACGGTGACTTCCATGCCCCGGTCGATCTGACGCGCGGTGATCTCGGGGTCGTTGACAAAGACGTTCTCCACAACCGACACGCCGTCCTCTCGCACAGTGTTGCGCTGCGGCAGGTTGTTGGTTTTGCCCGTGTAGTCCGGGGCGAACGTAATAGCCTCGGGATTCGGGATACCCAGCGAAGCCGCCGCAACCCGATTGGCCTCGGTCGAGACAGCACGGGCCTGATCGCGCAGTTGGTCGGTTTTGGCTTGGTTGGCCGCGTCCTGTTGCAGGTTGCCTGATTTTTTAGTGGAGACCCCGGCCTCTTTGGTCAGACGTCCGTAAATAGTCTTGAGCGACGGCACGCTGCGGCGGGCCAGGGCTTTCTCGTAGATCTCGTTCTCGGTCGCGCTCTCAGGATTGACGCGTTGCGGCGTCACGCCCGCCTCGGCAAAACGCGCATCACGAGCTGCATCAAGAAGCTGGCGGGCATAGGCGCGACGACGCACTTCTGAACGAAACGTCGCAGGCACCCAGAACTTGCCTTTAAGTTCTTCGGCCACCTGGTCGACCGAACGCACCGGGCTGATCCGGCGGGCGGCACGGGCCTCGGCCATGAGCTGCTCACGGTATTGAGCCTCGGCCTCGGAAGGTTTGGTAACTTTAGTTCCTTGGGCCCTGAGTCCCTGGGTCAGGCCCGCATCGCGCGGTGCACCCTCGGTTCCCTCCGGCAAAGAAAGTTCCGGTTGGTCCGGAGACGGGCCGACTTGTTGACGGGGCTTGGGCTGCTGGTTCTTGGGCGCTTCCGGTAGCGGATCATTGGTCAGGACCAAGTCGCCCTCTTGGGTTGCAGGTTTGGGTGCTGTGGCCGTGGGTTTGGGCTGGGTGGTTGTCACCCCTGACGCAGAAGAAGCGGGTGTAGGTGATGCGGGTGCCATAGCACTACTTAGAGCTTGGGTCTGGGCTTTAGCTGCTTCTGCGCGAGTTAGGTAGTTGCCATCCCTATCAACAAACCCCAGATCTGACCCTTCAGGGTATTCAAGATTAAAATGCGCTTCGCCAGTTTTACCGACGACGACTTCACCGCTTGGAGCTTTTGCGGCGACTCGCAAACCCAGCGGATTTTTTTGCTCAAGTGTTGTGGCGTCCAGCCTGTTCGGATCAGTAGGAACTCCTCCGGTCCCAGTCACTACCACGCCCGACTGCTCAAAAGGATTGGTAGCCCCCGGTGCTGCCGGTTGCTTACGCCGGTTAATCTCCGCCGTAACCTTGCCCAACACATCATTGGCCTCGGCTGCTTCGGCCTCGACGCCCACGCCCATGTTCCCGAACGTGCCGACCAACTCGGCCCGGCGCTGGGCCAACGTGGCCTCCTCGTCCAGTTCATCGTCGGTCAGTTTGGCTAGTTCCTCGGGCGAGTAAGGATCGACGTCCGGAGTTTCAGGTGCCGGTGCTGGTGCAGGTGCAGGTGCGGGAGCTGGTGCTGCGGACGCAGGAGTAGCGGGTGCCGGTGTCGGTGTTACCGCTGCCGGTGCAGGTGTTGCCGCCGCAGGAGCCGGAGTGCGACGGGCGCGCTCAGCTTGGATATTCGACAATGCCTGCTGGGCCGCCACGCGACGAGGGTCACCCTCGGGCAGACGCTCGACCGCCCCGGCCACGACCCGTTCGTTCTCGTTGAACTCGTCATCGGGTTGGGCGGCCAGAGCATCGGGAGTAAACTGGTCCGGAATCTTGACGGCGGCCGGTGGCTCCTCAACCACAGGTTCGGGCGCAGGGGCCGGTGCCGGTGTCAGAGTTACTGCTGCGGGCTTGGGAGCTTGATCGAAGAGCGGGGTCCCGGCTCCCTGGTCCCCGAATGGCGTCAGCTCGCGTCCGCGCCACGCCCGGTTCCGGGGTCCGATGTCGTTGCGCTGCAGCCAAGCTACGACCGCCTCGGGATTGGAGACATCAGCCAGGGTCTCGGCCTCGATGCCGCCGTATTGGGAAAGAAGATTAAGGACGTCGTTGGAATAGAGCTTGGATTTATCAACGTATTGCTGAAGCGGATTGTCGCCCTCGCCCCGTGCCACGTTGCGCTGTTGGATTTGCAGACGGGCATTGGTCGCCGCCAGTTGGTCCATGGTAAGCTCGCCCCGGCGGTAGCGTTCCAAAGCGTCAAGCGACTCCGCCTCGGGAGTATCGAAAGTTGCGGTCGGTTTACCCGGCTGATTCTTTTTCTCCTCTGCAGCTTTGGCTTCCAGATCGTCGAGAAGTTCCCTGGTCGTCTCGTCGACAAGATCTTCTTCATTTTGCTGAGTCCGCAAAACAGCCGACGCCTGTTTGGCCGCCACGTCAGACATGGCTTTGGCCGTTTGCGGTGCGCCGCTTTTATTGAGGTTGTCGGCAATAGCAGCCGCACCGGCCACAATGTTGTCGATCGTCTCTTCTTTCTTTTTCTGGTTGTTGCCGGGCAAAGCCATCGAGGCCGCCTTGATCCCGCCCGCCGTGGCCCCGAACATCCCAAGCGTGGCGATCGTGGGGCCGAACACTTCTTTGTAGGCTTTGCCAAATCCGGCCAGCCCCTCGTATTCGTTGACCGCACCCTCCGTCGACCCTGTCTGCACGTATTGCTGCATCCGGCCCTGATCATACCCCTGCTGTGTCTGGGTAATGGCTTCAGTGGTCGTCTCTACCCCCACATCGCCCAACACAGCCGCGCTCTTTTCGACAGCCCTGCGAATGCCGGTCTTGGCCGCCTCCTTCATGGCCTTATCGGCCGTGGCTTCAATCAGCTCGGCCGACGGAGCCTTGACCCCTGCCGCCTGCAAGGATTTTAACGCCGCGCCTGCCGCAAAATCTTTGCTCGCGGTCTGACCGGCTTTGCCCAGCGCTTTGGCCGCCAAGTCGACTGCCGCGTCTTTTCCGAACCCAAAAACAAATTTACCGACGCCTAAAGTGACGGCGTTGCCCACGGCTTCTGGACCCGCTTCCCACAAAGCAGTATTTTGCGCGATCGGCAAAAGTTCATTGTATGCTTTGTCACGCTCCTCTTCGGTTAAAGGCTCGCCTTTTTGTTTGGTCAGTTCATTGAACGCGTCATCCAAAAACTGGTTGCCCGCGATCCGGTAAGCTACCGGAGCCGAAGTGAGCATGGCCGCACCGGCCGCTGCCGCCGTGGTTAGGGGACCGGTGATCGGTGCCGCCGGGGGAAACGCCGCGCTGACAGCCGCACCGGCTGCTGCCGATGCCGGGAGCGCGACGCCCATGTTCGCGATCGAGAACGCCGCGCTGTCGCTGGCTTGCCGAATCCAATCGCCCATCGTCGAAGACTCCCCGCGCAACTCGCGTTCCTGCTGGAGTTTTTGTTCCTCCTCCAGCCGTCGGCGCTCCTCGGCAAAGGCCTGTTGGGACTCGGCCGAATATTGGTCGGGACGCACCAGACCCTCACCTAACCGGCGGGCCGCCACCGGCACTCCGTAATATAAATCCTTCGGCACGCCCCCGAGCGCGGATGCCACATCCCCCAAACGGAAAAACGGTTTATCCGGTTCCGCTGGCGGGTTTAGCAGCGTCTCGTATTCCTGGGCCTTCTGGTCCCGGAAACCACGGATCTTGCCGAACCCGGCATTGTCCGGGGTCGCTCCCGTGCTCAGTCCGTAGTCTTGGACGGCGGTCGACCAGTCGTTGAGGATTTTGAGTTTGCGATCGGGAGCAAGACTTTGAAACTCTTCGTCCTCCTCGATCTCAACCCATGAGCGTGGTTTCCGCAGCATGGTTAATTAGAAAATCTTAGCGCCAGTCAACCGGCGTTTTTCTTCAATCAAAGCCTGAGCTTCTTCACGTAGTTGAGGGTCATTTGGGAACTTGCCAATCTCTTTCAAACGAGAGTCGATCTCGGCCCGCCTTTGACGGCGTGCGTCAGCCTCTTCGTTACGTGCATCGCTGACCGCTTGGTCAACTCTGGCATAAGTCTCACGTTGGTCTTTGCTCGGAGAGAATTTATAACCGCGTTTGTAGAGACGATCACGCTCTTCGGTAAGAGTCTCGACATCGTTGGCCGCACGGTCTGATTGGGCGGTAACTTTTTCCTCTTCGGCTTTTCGGGCGACTTCAGCTTCCGACTCAGGTTCAGGCGGCGCGGGTGTTGGCGTTGGTTCCGTGGGGGCAGGCGGCGCGGTTGGCTGGTCGGCGGCCGGGGCTTTGGGTTTTGATGGACCATAGATGAAACTATCGGACTCCGACTCGAATTGTTCACCGGCTCCCCCTAGACCGCTTAATATCTCCTGCGAACGGGCCCGCTCGGTCGAGCCCTGGTTGCCCGCAGCCAACAGACGGTCCGTGACCATCTTGATCTGTTCGTCCAGTTCCTGAGCTTCAGGCGCATCCGGGTCCAGAATACTCGTGCGCTGTCTATTAAGATTCTCCAGAATGGTGCGATCTGTAGAGACATCCTGGCGGGTGTATTCCCCACGCAGTGCGTCCCTTGCCGTAGCGACATCGAACTCCAAGCTTGGAGTCACTGGCATTTGCTGCACGCCCTTATTGCGCAAACCTTCCATCAAGGATTCCTTCTCCCCGGCAACTTGACTCCAAGTGTCAAACAAACTGGTGACTTCGGGATCGCCCAATAGCTGCCGCTCTCCAGCCCACATTTTGAAATCATTGATCTCTGCGGTGGACATCGCCTTGGGCAACTTGGAACGCAGCTCGGCTTTGTCCCTTGTCCGCAGTTGCAGACGCCTGGCGTCAACCCGCAAGCTCGTTTCTTTATCCAAAAGACCGTCGGAGTTATTGGCTATAAGTTCCTCCAATTCCGTGGCGCTGCCAATCTTCGGCAACAAGTCATTGATGCTGGTAGCGGCCGTTCTAGTCCGAGCGTCTTGTTCCAACTGGTATTTCTGCGAAGACAACTCGTTGATCATTTTGAAGCGGTCCGCCACCGCACGCAGGGGGGCAATCCGGGCCTCTTGTTCGGCTTGGGCTACTTCAAGATCGGCCTCGGCGTTCAAGCGCTTGGCCGTGGCCAGCTCGGCATTGGCGGTGGCCGCGCGGACGGCAGTCGGCGTCACCCCATACCGGCGCAGCAAAGGGTCCGAACCAAATTCGTCTTCGAACGAAAACACAGATTTGTCTTCATCTTCTTCTTCGTTGTAGACCGAACGGTAAGGGCGGTATTTCATATCAAGTCAGTGCAGTCAACGCGTCGGCCATAGTTCTGCCGGTGCGGGAAATTTTCTTGGAGGATTTGAGAGCTTTATAGAGCGGCTCCAACATCGGATTATTTTTAAGCGCTTCTTCCCACGCCTTGTCGTCGCTCAGTGAAGGAAGCCCCATGCCGCTCAGTTCTTGGTCGGACATCACAAAACCCGCCGACTCGGCTTTGGTCGCCAAAGCGTTGGCCTGTTTGCGTTGCGCCTCGGCGATCTCGTTGGCTTTGCGGATTTCCGCCAGTCGGGTTTGCTCGGAGTCTCTGCCGTAGCTGCGCAAAGCCTCGTCGTTCATATACTGTGTGGCGTTGCGTAAGTTAGCTGCTTCCGATTCAAGAGCCGCACGCTCCGCGTTGCTCATCAGGCCCCCACGGCCGCCGCCCTCACGGAGTGCGATGTTCACTTGGCGCAACCGCTGCCGGTCAGATTTTTGCTGGGCGCGTCCTTGCGCCAACATTCGGTCCGCTTCGTCCCATTCTTGGAAGGTCGCCGCCGACAGCATGCCCCGCATTCTGTCGACGTCCGGGGTGCCGTCTTTCTTGGTTGGCGTCTGATCTATTCCTTTGTCTGCAAGACGTGAGGAAAGTTGCTCGGCCTCGGCAAACTTACGATCTCTTCGCCTCTCGGCCAGACGTTGCTGGAATTCCTCAGCGGCCTCCGCGCGATCTATATCCCGCCTGTTGCTGCCATACAAATTATCACTTATGTTTTTTCCTTTAGCGACTATACTTCCTCCAGATGGTGTTTGTATAGTAACTAGCTGTTCGTCGTCCGGCCCGTCGGCTGCACGTTCGCCTGCTTTGTAGCCAGTCGGGAAACTTCCTTCTTCATAAAGTTCCCACCCCTCAGACTTTGCTTTCTCAAAAGCCTTGTCTCCTTTTGCTTTGACCTCGGCCACTGCCTTCTCCGCCGCCTCCTCGCGCTCCTTCCACCGGGGTTTGACCGGCTCGTAGTTGCCGACCGGTTTGCCCGCGAACTCGTCGGCGTCGCGCATGAAGTCGTCGTATTGCCCAAGCACCCGCTCCTGCCGCTTGCGACCGGCTTCGGTCATAGGCTCGGCTTCGGCGGCACGCTGAACAACATCGCGAACCCGACCACGATTCTTCCCGGCTTTGGCAGCCGAAAAACCCTGCGAAGTCAGGAGAATCTCAGCCTGACTGATGGCCCGCTCATCAGGGTCGCGCCCCTGGTTGCGTTCGCTGTTTTTACGCTGGCGTCGGATTCGCTCTAATTCCTCTTCGCGTTCCAGCTCTTCGCGGGTCATTTTGCCGTCGCTGCGGGTGGTAGCCATGGTATCGGCGTTAGTTGGCTTTTAGTGACGGGCTCGACGTGGTCATGCTAGTGTAAGCATCTCTGAGACGCTGTTTGGCAACCTCGTCCATCCGATTCTGTCGCGTATACTTCAAATTTTGGCGACGGTTTCTAAGCTCCTCCATCTGTTCACGACTGATTTCACCGCGAGCGTAGCGGCTTTCGAGTTCCTCATCTGAGAATCCGGTATTCATAGTGTTTTCGTGCTTATTTGACTGTTAGAGTTGCTCCATCAATGAAGAGCTATCGATTAGTATTGCCTGGATATCTTCCCCAGCCCGAAGCCGTGCGGACTGAAACGAAGAGTGTTGAATTGACTGCCGCGCTGTTCGCGTAACTCCGCGTTCAGGAGCGACAGGGCTTTGGTGAAATACTCGGTGGCCCGTTCCAGGTCGTTGGTGTCCTCGTACTTCAAAGAGATAAGCCCGAGTTTGAGGGCCCCCATGTTGTCGGGGATGATCTCGTCGTTCTCCGACATAACCGGCACATAACGGCGCTTGCACAAAGCCCGCACCACGGCGGCCTGGCTATTGTCGCCCCGAACGACACGGTAGCGGCGATACCCGATATTGGTCTCCCCCGGCTCGTATTCCCCGATCTGGGTTTCGGCCCCTGCCGCGTTCACGGCCCAAAGCGTCAGATAGCCATTGGTCAAAGTTTTAAGGACCCCCGAAACACTGGAAAAGTATTGCGTGGTCGTGTTCTCGGCGGCGGTCAGGGATAAAGAAAGGCCCTCGCTGCCGTCGCTGGCGTAGACGGGATTTCCGTCGGCGTCGTTGCCCTTGAGCACCACATAATGGCCCGTATCCCGGTCGGATGTGCTAGGGACTTTGACACGCAGACGGAAAGTCTCGTAGGGAGAATCGCGGTAGATTGGGTGGTTGTCACCCGCATCCAAAATAAGATCAGCCCCGCAGTGCGTGGAGCTGTCCAACTGTCCGGGGCCGCCCGGCACAAAGGAATACCAGCGGCCGAACGGCGTGCGCGGAGTCTTGTCCACGGTGATGCCCAGGACGGCTTCGCAGCGCCGGGGAAGGGTGACGTAGCCTTGAGAGGCATCTAGATCAACTTCTACTATCATCCCTTTCCACCGGCCGCTGACAAAAAATCGCTCGCAGATCTCGTTGATCCGGGCAGGCACAGCAATGCTATCAGGCCCCTCGGGGCTGATGTGCTGGTGCAAAAGTTGTCGTGCCTGGGCCAGGGTCATTTTTACAAAGGTGACTTTACACTTTTATACTTCGAGGGTCAAGCCATTGGGAGATCGGCGAAACATTTAGTCCGCTCGTCGTGCAAAGCGATAAAATTGGCGATTTCCGAGGGCATCTTGCACTCGGTGGTCTGAAGGATAAACTCGCAGGCTTTGTATTTTTGCGCGACGGCGTTGTAGCGCGCATCCCACTCTCGCTGCTCTTTTGGGAGGAGAGCAAAATAATTGAATTTGTCAGGCACCTCCATCCCCATGCGAGCCGGTTTGCCGCCAATACGAGCGGAGAAAGATTCAATATCTTGGGCGCTCTTAACGTACCTCCAGTCTGTGTTAATATCCTCTAAGAGACGTTTAGAGACAGCAGCCTTGGGGCGCACCTTGTCACTTACGCAAATGGCCCGCAGCCCTTGCGGAGTGCGGTAGACGCGAAACACAAGACTATAGTCGTCAGCCAAAGTAAGTATCTGCCCGACCTCCTCGGCTTCGCGGTCGGCCACAGCTTCAGACAAGTCAATGTCAGCGATAAGGACGCAATTAACCAGAACTATAGGGTATCCTTGCTTTCCTGTAAGGATATAAGCTCTCTCGTTCATAGTTCAACAGACTCAATATTAGTCGACTGCGCTGTTGGACTGACAGCGTCGTAAGTATAAACCCGACCCGAGCGACCACGCGGTCCTTGCCGACCGCGCCCGCCGCGCTCGGGAGAGTTTTGCCTTTGCGGGGTGCGCTGAATGCTCCCGTTGACCACGGTCATATCCGGGAGGACCGAAATCTTGGGAAAGTTAGATAGCGGACTCACGCGTTGGGGTTACTCACAGCGAGTTCGTTGGATGTTACGGATACCCCGGAGTCGTCCTGCAAAACTGCAACAACTTTTATTTTGAAAACCGATCCGAGTGCAGACGTGGGGGTTAACAAACCCCAGTTACTTGGAAGTCGAGGAGAGTTGGACGTTATTTCTTTTGCCAAATTATCTCCTCCAGAGGGGTCAATAAAGAAAAGTTGGAATTTCACCGCTCCGGAACTTACATTTTGTAAGAGACCTGCGATATTCAAATACCACGGCCGGGTGCCGGAGAACCCGCCGCTGTAGGGGCCCCATGAAACTGTTGTCAGATTCAGTGAAGGGTCAAGCCCAATAGTATTTTTAGATAAGTTAACAATACCGGGCCGGTAGTAAACTATTTTTGAACTCCGGTCTACATAGACAAACATTATATCATAGCTTGCCGGAGACTGCAGCTCAGACGGATCGTAGGGTGTACTCCAAATGGTCGAGGCAAACCACTGGTTGTAGCGCGGGAAAAAATCTACCTGCGGAAAATAAACGCTTGAATCCCGACGGCTCCAACGAGGGGTGTCCACGCCGTTAAAATAAGTTAGGTATGCACCGCCTAGTAATCCTGCAGGTTGATATATTCCCGGATTCAAAAGACCATTTTCAGTGTATATCTGATCGTCGGCGTCACCGACTATGCTGGATAGAGGAAGTGCTGATTGAAGATTTGCTGAACCTACAGTTGCTGTCCCGTTCGTAATAATAGAACTTCGCGACACCGAGACTGAAGGCTCGCCACCGTAGATCGCGGCGAATCTTGAATACCCTATTGGAGCATTGGTCGTCTCAATCTCACTAATCTTGTCGGTCGTGAGGGTAGTCGGATACTGGTAGGTGATATTGCCGAGCGGCAAAGGGGTTATACACTCGGCGTTTGGTTGGATTTTGACTGTGATTTCGATCGGCAGCATAGTTTAATTTCCGCCTTCCAGCGGCTCCTTGACGTAAACAAGCCGACGATACCAAACATTGCCTGAAAGCAGTTTAGCCTCGCCGCTAATGAGAAGTTCCTGTCCTGGTTCATAAAACCCTGGGTCACTCGCCAGCCCGCTGCTAACCGTATTTTTGATGTTGTTGCGCGCGATCGGCGCGTTGCGCATAGTCACAGGCGCAGGCGGGTGAATTGTGTTGTCGGGCAGCCCGAAGACCAACTGGGCCCACGGGCGGGTGGTTACCTTCCAAAAGTTTTGATTCGAAAGATCCAACGCGGGATCACCTTCCAAGTGAAAGGTAGTCACATACTTGGCCGCTACGACCATTGTCAGCGGAAACCTGTTTTCGTAGTGAGATAAATCGGCCGTGATTGTGGTCTCGCCGTCTGAATCGGTCCCTAGATAAACCCGCCAACTATAGATGACTCCCGGAAACGTAAACGTCGTGTTGTCGTACTCAACACGCGTCGGGGGTAGAATCGGCTGCCCAGTCGCCGGATCGAGCGGCAGCAGCTTTGTTGTGCGCAACACATACGGGAAACGCAGCGGTGAGTCTTGCACGCCCAATGATCCTGTTACGGAGACAGGGCTCGGCAGCGGTTGATGCCGGGTCAATAACTCACGTTTGACCTGAACGATGGTGTTTGTCTGGCCATCGGTTTCGTAAGTGACGTACGGATCGGGCAGTTTCTCCATGACGCGCCGCTGGCGCACGGCCTTGGAAACGTCCTCGGAAACCACGGAGTCAGTGACAAAAAGCCCGGTCGGGTCGGGGTCGGTCTCGGGCAGAACGACCTGGTTGGTAATGGTCTCGATGACCCCGTATTCGTTGACCTCGCGGCTTTCAATGACCGGGCCTGGCAGTGTCTCGAAAACTCGCGTGACCTGCAGGTAGAGGCTACGCAGCTCGCCCTCAGCGGGGTTGGCTTCCTCGTCTACCAGGATAGCTCCGGCAAAAAGCGGGTCGGGCGAGTGGTCGGGCATCGCCTGATAACTGTCGCGCGGTTCCAGGTAAGTGCGGATATAGATCGGGTGCCGATCGGAGCCGCCGCTGTACTTGATCGCGTAGTTGTAGGCTTCCTGGTTAAAGCGGTCGGTCGCGTAGATGCGACGCACGAAGGAATCAGTGCCGTCCAAAGGCTCCTGGTAAACAAGTTTGGCCCCCGGAAAGCGCGTTTGATCGGGGTGCAGGGTCCCGTAATCTAAAGGCTTATAGCCCGGCAGGCGCGAGTCGACATCGACCACGACGACAAGGTCGTCGATATTGGGAGTCGGGAAACTCCTTATCGGCGTGTCGGGTGCGACTATGCGTTTCTGGCCCATTTGATTACGAAAGGCTGGCCAACGTCCGGACAACGCGCGTCTCCTCAGCGCTTGCGCTGCGGGGTTTTTGGAACCCGGCTTTGAGCCCGCCGCGAACCCGTTCGTTTACCAAACGGGCATACTGGTCATTTAGCTGCTTGAGCCTCGCCATCTTTTTGGCTTCCATGATTTTATACTCGTCTCGTTCGTTCATATTGCTTCAAGTGTTTTCGACCAACACAAATGGCACGCGGCTGACCTTGGCGCGGGCCATCTCGCTCTTCACGAGATTGTAAAACGAATCCCACTGCCCATCGGGCGGGAGGGTCACGCAGCCGAGAGACGAGGTCGTGGTGCGTGATCCACGGTGCAGGTTAATTCCGAACCACCCGGTGTCCTCGCCCGCGCCCTGACGGACCACGGTGACAGGGGCTGCCTGGACTAAAGCGGGGTATTGCTGTCTTTTAGGTTTGGACAGGCCGTGGATGCCCAGCCGGTATTGCCAGACACCGGCTTTGAGTTTCGCCACACGGGGGCGAGAGATCGAGGGGTCGGTGTTGGCGTTGAATGACATGTGGCCGTTGCCGCTCCAGACAAACAACGCATCGTCGTAAATGTTGATTTCATTGCGACGCGGGTCGTCGCCCATGGTCTTATAGTATCCACGAATGCCGAGGATAATAACCGGCGACTCGACATCCTTGATAAGAGCTTCGGTCTCGGCCCGAGTTTGTTTCGGGCGTGCTTTGGGTAGCATTCGGCGGCTCATTGCACGGATTGCAGTATGCCGTTGGAAAAAACGAGCGTGTTGGTGTTGTTTGTGCCGACCACCGACACTGAACCACTGAACGGGTGGTTCGTGTTGGTCGAGCCAGACAACGCCCGCATTGCCGTGACGTTGCTGGTGTTGGTGAGGGCTGGGAGCGGGAGACCAAGGTTGGTGCGTGAAATTGCAGCACCAGTAGCGGCATCAATTCCACCAAATTGCAACACGGCAGTGTTACCTGCTCCATAGTTTAATACCATTGGCGCGGAAAATCTGTGGGTAACCAACGAGTGTATTTCACCTGAATACAATCCCAAAATATTTGCTTCGTCTCTTACGTAAACAAAATCACTTGGGCCTCCACCAATGCCTTTGAATCCCGTGTTAGTTTGCCCGATAGTTAATGTGTAATTACCCGAGTTTGCATCTCTCTCAATATGTATTGCGTTGAAGCTAACATTGTTGGTCGTGTTGAGGTCTTGGTTGTAAACAGAGCCGCCGTTGGTTCCGATGGATAATGCGGTTCTTGCGTCCGCAGCATTGGTCGCCGTCCATAGCGTGTTTAGGTTGGTTGAAAAGCCGAGATTGGCGCGGGTGGTGGAGGCTACAGAATTACTTACAAAATCTAAAGGCCAGCCAATAGTAATTTTTCCCTCAACTCCCCAATCAAATAAATTAGTTGACGCATAAGCAAATCTTCGTTCTTCAAAATTGACAGCTTGCCCCCATCCAAGTATTTCAGCGTTATTTATAGTTAACTCGCCATCATAATTTACAGATCTGAAGGTAACATCATTTGTCGCCCCCAGCCCAATCGCCGTGCGGACATTCGTGACGTTGGTGTTGGTGAGCCAAGTTGCGCCAAGGCCGAGGTTGGTGCGGGCGGCAGCGGAATTTGTTGCTCCAGTTCCGCCATCAGTAATCGAAAGTGGATAAGTCACCGAACTGGTGTTTCCACCGCCGGTCTGCACAACCCACTCCACGTCAGTTCCGCTTGCATTGACTGAAAGAACGCGATTGGTGTTGCCACTATAAGTGGGCAGGATTGCCGTGCGGAAATTCGTGACGTTGGTGTTGGTGAGTGCGGGCAGGCCGAGCGACAAATTTGTGCGGGTGGTGGCCGCGTTTGCTGTTGCGTTTGTTCCAGTCCAAGAAATTGCACCATTCATGCCTATAGCATCGGCAGAAATTTGCGAAATATTTGCCGAAGATGAGCTTATATCATCAAATTGCGGAGAGTCATCTGCCCCCAACCCAATCGCCGTCCTGAAATTTGTGACGTTGGTGTTGGTAAGCCATGTGGCACTCACACTAAGAGCTGAGCGGAATCCTGACGCACTAGTATTGGTCAATCCGGACCATGGGAGCCCCAAATTTGTTCGCGTAATCGCAGGGTCCGCAGTCATCACTAGCGTATTAGTGTCCTCTGTGAGAGTAAGACTCAGAAATGTAGGTTCACTGCTGTCTGCGAGTCCTATGCTATTTAGAAATCCAGAAAGGTTCGTGTTGGTCAACGCGGCCAGCGGAATACCAATGTCGCTTCGAAAGCTGCTGGCGTTTGTGTTGGTCAATGCGCCAAACCCCAACCCCAAATTCGTCCTGGCCCCCGCCGCGTTGGTCGCGCCCGTGCCGCCGGATGCCACCGGGACCACGGGGTTGGTTGCGTGCGCCGCCAAGGCCAAACCGCTCCGGGCTGAAACGGCGTTCGCGCTCCAGAGATTGGTCGGGAAGAGGAGGGCCCCCGAATTGCTTTGCACCATGACGGTGCGTGCGGCTTGGGGGTACGCGAAGGAGGTGACCATCACCCCGATCAACGAAATTAGAAGGTTAAACTTGCGTGTCATCATATTCGGTTCCAAGCGCGAGGGTGTTTGCGCCACTCGACAGCAGCACTCGCGCTTCGTGCCAGTTGCCGGTGGTTAGATTTCGGAGAAGGAGTCGGCCATCGGCCGCGACTTTGAAACGATCGTCGGAAAGCGTGAACCCGACCGGGGGCGTCTCGCCCAAAGCCAGGGTCGAGTTGCCAGTCCCTCGTAGGATGACGTTGACCCATGTGCTGTCGGTGTCGTTTTTGATCTGGAGAATGCCGTTCTGAACACGGACATGGTCGTCGGACAAAGTAAGAGTTTCCACCGGTCCAAGAGTCGCCTCGCCCAAAAAGAAAGAAGCCTCGTTGCCCTCGCCGAGAATGTTCAGCTCCCGCCACTCATTAGTGTCCGCGTTGCGAACAAGAATGCCGCCCGTGTCGGAAAGTCCGACATAGACCGCGCCGAAGTCTGCATCGACGATACGATAGCCACTGTTGAGTAACTCGTACGGAAATTCAGCCTCGATGACATCCGTCGGAGTCACTGCGCGCACAACGCCAAGGAGGTCGACCTTGGGTAGATCGTTACCAGGGGAGGCGTCGAGTTTCAAAGCCTCGCGGTAGGCGGCCCCGGTCACATCCATCTGGCCAACGTAGGTCACCGACGAGGGGGTGATTGTGCCTGGGACACGGGTGAAAGTGTCCAAGCTCCAGATGGCCTTGGCGTCGCGACGGCGCAGACGCTTGATCAAAACCTGCAACGAGGTGGTCGGGATTTTGCCGCCGCTGCTGCGGTAAACATGGATACGTATTGTATACATGTCGCCGTAACGGTCGGTCCACTTGTCCAAGCCGCGCGGGTTGTCCGCCCAGCGGGAGAGCTTTCCGCTATCGAGATCCAGGGCGAGGCTTTTCATTAGATGGTTTTTTCTTGGGCTTGCGCTTGATCTTCACCCAACGCGGCAGGTCCTCGGCTTTGTCGGGGTCGATTTTCAAAATTCCAGTGATCCTTTGATGATGAGGTGCTTGATTGGCTGTTTCAGTTTCGGCTGGAGCTTCAGATCGAGCTTGAGAGAAGCCAAAAAGCGCTTCCACAGAGGGCGGCGATCCAGGGCAGGAGGTTTTGCAGCAAAGACGACATCGCAGATATCACGCTGGGTCATTGGACGCTGGCAGAGCTTTGCGCACCTCGGTATAAGTCACGGGTCCGGGAATGCCGTCCTGGTCAGTGTTGACCAGAGCCTGGATCTTTTTGACCCCATCAGTTTGAACTGCATTGGTCAGGTAGTTGACGACCGACAGGATCGCCGCGACCACGAAAGCCGTGATGGCGGCCTGGTCGATGCCGCTGGCCAGAGCTGCGTCGAAAGAGGCGAGTTTGGCCACAGCAGCACCCACGGCAGTCGCTACCAGAGGAGTGATGATGCCGCCCGCGCGGGAGACGAGGAATTTAAGAAGGACGTTTTTCATACTTCTTCGAGTTTGAGTTTCTGGACCGCCGACTCGATGGTCAGGCGGATCAAGTTTTCGGAGGCGAAGACGCCAAGTTCGGTGGCGGCGGTCGAGAGCCGCTTGACGGCCAGCTCGCGCTTCTGGGCCCCGGTCTTGTCGGCATCGGCCAGGGAGCGCACGATTTCGAGCGCAATCGGGAGGAGTGACGCCAAGCCTGTGGCCACCAGTTGCCGCAGGATCGGTAGGTAGAATTGAAGCAGGGCCGTGGTCAGGCCGGTGAGTTTGGCAAGGATGGCTTTCATAAGGGTTAATTGGGGTTGATGAGGTGCTTGAAGGAGCCGAGGGCCATGGTGACGAGAGCCCCGATGGCGGCCGAAAAACCGATGAAACGGGAGCGCGTTTGTTCAAGGTGCTTGAGACGCTCGTCGTGTTTCTCGAACGACGAACGGAACGCGGCCTGGTTGTCCAGGACGACATCCAGCTTCGTTTCGAGCCTTACCAATCTTTCAACGTCTTCTCCCATTGTAGTCTTCATTCTAGGTTATAGGTGACTGTCACCCAGATCAATTAGAAAGTTGCCCCGCCGCCTCTTGGGTCGCCGCTTCGTAAATCACGGGCGGCTCGGGCCAATCGCTGCGGGGAGTTGGATCAGCCGATGAAGTTAAAAGAATTCCCTCAAGCCATGTCTTCATACCAGTCATCGCGGGGCCTAGAGTCTGGCCGCTGGTTATCAAGGCCATCTCAAGGCGTTGAAGACCTATGATCTGGAGGCTCGTCAGAAAACGCGCAGTCCATTGTTCGGCAGTATAGGCGCGGTCTGTCACCGACCACGTGCGCGTCACGGTTTGCGCCTCTACGTCCACGGACTCCGATTGAGTGAGGATTTGAGTTTCAAAGTTGTAGGCAGGCATCTCGCCTGCAATCACATTCATCTCCAGAAGATCTGGAGCGAGCCCAACGATTGGCTCGTCATCAATGCGGGGCCAAGGCAGGACAGTTTCGTTAATAGTGTCGTAGAGGAGTTTCATAATGTTAGTCTGCGTATATCGTCAAATCAGTCACGCCAGGTGCAGTATTGCCAGCCTGCCACATCGCAAACGTGATCAAAGTGTTTGCGGGAAAATTGCTGGCAACTAACGTGACGGTGCGAGTATTGGCACCAAAAGGAGATGTGTAAACAGCGACGAAATTGTTAAGCGGATTATACGGACCCTCGTAGAAAGCGGCACCCATAGTGTAAGAATACCCGTTCAACGATCTAATCGTCCAAGTCGCTGTGAGAGTTCGTTGTATCGGCAGTGCCGACATTTCCTGATAAAGCGGCTGAAACTTTGTAGTTACATCTACGGTGCCTTCTGTGACAGAAAGTGTATTTAGGTTGGCGTAATATTTACCTTCAAGCAGCAGCACGGAATATCCTACATTGGCAATATTAGATTCAGTTGACCACATAGGCGGAACACCGTTATACCATCCACCTCCAGTAACCCCCATTCCAGAGACATTACTAAAGTCTCCGTTCTGGATTAGGTTGGTTCTCTGAAACCGATACGAGTCAATGATAAGGCTCATGCCCGTGTTCCGATGAGAACGATCTTCAGCCCACTGCCCGCGATGGTTGAGCCGATCTGGTCGATGTCGATGGTGATTTCGGCGTCATCCGCGATGGCCGAATCCGAAATGACGGCGGCGGATGCGGCAGTGGTGGAGGTTTTCTCCGAGGCGTCGATGGAAAGTTTGGTCGAGAGGATGGTGGATCCGCCCTCGTTAATGTCCACGATGAGCGTGGAGCCTGTCGGCGCGGTATTGACCGAGGCGCGGACGGCGGTGAGCGTGAAAGCGTAAGGGGCGCGGAAGGTAACTTTGGCCGTGCCTGTGGTGAGGTTCGTAGATTCGTCGGAGCAGGAGATTACAAACTCAACGGGAGGAAATGGAGAAATTTCCGTGTAGACAGAACCAGTGCCACTCCACGCATAGATTTTCCGTGTGTCTTGAGCGATATACACTCGCTGAAAATTACCAGTTAGTGCTTGGATCGCTGTCAGATTGGCGGCTGAGACGAATGTCTCCAATGCCGTT